CTGATGCTGCGCAACCCCAAGCTGCAGACGCAGGAGACGCTGACGCCGCCCGATGTCACGCTCGGCGAGGACGGCCAGCCGTCGATCGAGGACGCCATGCTCGGCATGCGGGTGGTGGCGGCGCGGCTGATCTACGACTGGAATCTGTCCGACCCGGCCGACCCGCGCGAGGACGCCCCGGTGCTGCCGATCCAGAACCCGGACGACCACGCCAAGCGCGCCCCGGCCGTCGAGGACGTGGCCAAGGTCCCCGGGTCGGTGGTCGTGATGATCGGCGAGCGCATCCGGCAGGCCGTCGCCCCTCGGTAACGCCCGGGTCCCCGTATTTCGAGGACGTGCTGCTGGGCGCAGAGAGCGTTTTCGATGGGACCTGGGCGTCGGGCGAACTGCCCGACGAAGTACGCGACTACCTGCTGATGCGTCACATGCGGTGGTCGTGGGCCGAGCTCGAGGCGACGCCGGTGTACGTCCGGCGGGCGACCTGGGACCTGATGCAGGCCGAGCTCCGGGCCCAGGCCGACGAGATGGAGTCGGCCAAGTCGCGGGCAGCTGCACAGCGGCAGGGGGTGCGTGGTGCCTGAGTTCTCGCCCGAGGTGTTCCCGCGGCTGACCGCCGAGCTCATCGAGTCCGGCAACGTCGCGCTGCGCAACGGCGTCGCCCGCGTCTGCACTGCGGTGCAGCGCGAGGCGCGGTCGCGGCTGGCCGAGTCGTCGCACCCGTACGGCGAGCCGACCACGGCCGCGCCGGGCGGCCCGCCGGCTCTCGTTTCGGGCACGCTGCGCCGCTCGGTGATCCACACCGAACCGCGGCTGGCTGGCCCGATGACGTGGGAAGCGCGCGTCGGGCTGGCCGCCGGCATGTTCCCGCCGTACGGGCACGACCGCACCCCGTCGTCCAAGTACGGCCTGTACCTCGAGACCGGCCTGCGCAACGGGACGACCTACCCCTGGTTCATCCCGGCATGGCAGGACGTGATGCGGTCCGAGGCGCCGCGCATCTGGCGCGAGACGTTCCGCTCGACCCACTTCCCGCACATCCGCTGACGGGGGGCGGTGGTGGCCGTGCTCGCCGTCGCGCTCCCCATCGACCAGGCCGCCGTGCTGGTCGACGCGCTGCTGCTGGCCGCCGAGGTCGAGCGGATCCGCGACCCCCGACTGGCGGCTGAGTACACCGAGATCGCCGACGAGATCGGTGACGCCCTCGACGCCTGCCCGGTCGCACCCGCCTACGACGGCGGCCCAGCCGTCCCCGCGGCCCTCAGATCGTCCCTGCCGTCAGCCCGCCCGATCCTCCGCGCCGTCCCCGGATAGCGCGAGAGCGGCTGACAGGGCCGCACGGCGCGGCCGTTCCGCGCGACCCCCGCCCACCCTGAGCGCCCCGCCCACGCGCTCCCGCCCGAGAGGACGCGAGCCCGTGGGCGAGCAGGTTGTCGATCTCTACGGCGTCCTGAGGATGAACGCCTCGGGCTGGACCATGACCCTCAAGGCGGCCGGCGCCGAGGCCGAGACGATGGCCGGCCGCACCAAGGCCGGGTTCGCCGCCCTCCAAAAGGCCGGGTTCGCCGTCGCCTCCGGCCTGGTCGCTGTCGGCGTCGCCTCGGTCAAGATGGCCGCGAGTTTCGACGCGCACATGGAGATGATCCACACCCAGGCGGGTGCGGCTCAGTCCGAGGTCGACAAGCTCTCGCAGGCCGTGCTCGACATGGCGCCCAAGGTCGGCGCCGGGCCGCAGGCGCTGGCCGACGGCCTGTACCACATCGAGTCGGCCGGGTTCCGCGGCGCCACCGCCCTCGCGATGGTGCAGGAGGCGGCCAAGGGCGCCGCGATCGGCAACGCCAACCTCGAGGCCGTCACCCAGGCGATGATCGGCACGATGGCCGTCGGGTTCACCGACGTGCACGGCGCCGCCGACGCGATGGCGTTTATGAACCGCATCGTCGGCATCGGCGACATGCGGATGGAAAAGCTGGCCCAGTCGATCTCGACCGGCGTCCTGCCCGCGTTCAAGTCGGCCGGCCTCGGCATGACCGACTACGGCGCCGCGCTGGCCACCCTGACCGACAACGTGACGCCGGCGGACGAGGCCGCGACCCGCCTGCGGATGACCGTCTCGCTGATGGCCGCCCCGTCCGGGCCGGCGATCAAGGCGCTGCACAGCATCGGCATCGGCTCGACGCAGCTGGCCAACGACCTCCGCAAGCCCGACGGGCTGCTGGTCGCGGTGGACGACCTCAAGTCGCACCTGCACGCCAGCGGCAAGACCGCGGCCGAGCAGAACCAGGTGATCCAGAAGGCGTTCGGCGGCGGCCGCACCTCGGGCGCGATCCTGACGCTGCTCGAGGAGACCGACCGGCTCAAGTCGAAGTACACCGAGCTCGGCAGCGCCGGCAAGCGGGCCAACGACTACCAGGAAGCCTGGTCGGCCACCCAGAAACAGGTCAGCCAGCAGTGGAAAGAACTGACCGCCACCCTGCAGAAACTCGGCATCGAGCTCGGCCAGTTCCTGATCCCCAAGCTACAGACCGCGTTCGGGTTCCTGGCCCAGCACACCGGCACTCTCAAGGTGCTCGCCTACATCATCGGCGGGTTCCTGGTGGCCGCGCTGGTGGCCGCGACGGTGGCCGTTGTCGAGTTCACCGTCGCCCTGCTGACCAACCCGCTGACCTACATCATCATCGGCGTCGAGTTGCTTGTCGTCGCGATCGTGCTGCTGGTCAAGCACTGGTCCACGGTCTGGGCGTTCATCAAGCGGATCGCGGCCGATGTGGCGCACGCGGTCGTCGCGGCCTGGGATTCGGTCAAGGGTAAGACCGTCCAGTACTGGCACGACATCACCGGCGCCGTGACCTCGGCCTGGCACTCGGTCGCCTCGTTCTTCTCCCGCGCCTGGCACGACGTGGCCGACCCGATCGTCCGCGCGTGGAACCGCGTTTACGCGGTAACGCGCACAGTGTGGAATGCCATTTCCGGTTTCTTCCGGAAGTGGTGGCCGCTGCTGCTGGTCATATTCCTGCCTTTCGTCGCGCTCGTTATGGCGATTTGGAATCATTTTCACACGCAGATCATGGCCGTGGTCCACGCGGTGTGGAACAGGATCATCCAGACGCTGCGGACCGACTGGAATGCCATCAAGGTCGCCGCCGCCGCCGTCTGGGCGGTCATCATGGTCACGATCGTGCGGCCGGTCGAGGCGACCTGGCACCGGATCGTGCAAATCTGGGACGGCGCGATACTGCCGGCCCTGCGCCGGGTCTGGTCGATCATCAAGACCGCGGCGGCCGGCGCCTGGGCGGCCATCCGGGTCGCGATCATCAACCCGGTCACCTCGGCCTGGCACGACATCACCAGCCTGTTCGGCCGCATCGAGCAGGCGGTCAAGTCGAAACTGCAGGCCGCGTACAACGACGCCAAGGCGGTCGCCGGGAAGTTCGCCGACATCGGCGAGGCGATCATCATGGGCATCGTCCACGGCGTGACCGGCGCGGCCGGCAAGATCGGCGATGCGGTGAAGACCGCGGCCAACAACGCGCTCACCGCGGCCAAGAAGTTCCTGGGGATCAACTCGCCGAGCAAGCTGTTCGCCGACGAGGTGGGCAAGTCGATCCCCGAGGGCGTCGCGTACGGCGTCGACCAGCACGCCCACCTCGCGCACGCTGCGGTCGCCGGCCTGGCCGACGACCTCGGCATGCAGGGCGTGCCGTACGCGGGCGGCCCGGGCGGCGCCGGGCTGACCGGCTCGACCGCCGGCGCGGCCGCAGCCGGCGGCGTGGTCGTGGTGAACCAGTACCACATCGCGGGCACAGTGGTGGCCGAGCGGGAACTGCTCAGCCTGGTACGGGAGCAGACCCAGCGGTACGCCCGGCGCAACATCAGCACCGGCCTGGCCACCGTCGGCCGCTGAGCCCGGCCACCCGGACACCTCGCACGGGGGGAGGTGCCCGGGTGGCCGTCCACAACCCGAACTGGCCGCTTGTCTACGACCAGCTGGCGGTCAACGTCGGCGCCAACGACACCGCCGACCCGGCATGGCTCGACATCACCGACCGTGTGGTGTCCCGCTCGCTCTCGGCCGGCCGGTCGTCCGAGATGGACCACACCGAGGCCGCCGACAACACGTACCAGATCCGCGACCGCGACGAGGTGTTCAACCCGGGCAACACCGCCGGCCCGTACTACGGGCAGCTGCTGCCCTACCGGCGGATCCGCACGCTCGCGATGTGGCCGCTGACCGGGAACATCGCCAACTCGGCGCAGCCGTTCGCCGACTTCTCCGGGGACTGGGGGCAGACCTCCGATTTCGAGGGCAGCGGCAACGGCGGATGGACCGCCGGCGGCACCTCGGCGCCGACGCTGAACGGCCCGTCGACCGACTGGGCGCAGCACGGCACCAAGTCGATGAAGGTCACCATGCCGACCGCGGCCGGCGGGCAGGCGGTCACGGCGGTCACCGCGCCGCAGACCGGCCCGTCGCCGTGGGGGCTGTGCATCGGCCAGACCTACACCTGGTCGGTCTACGTCAACCGGCCGGCCGGCGGCATGCCCAACGTGCGCCTCGCCCTCAAGTCGGGCACCACGCTGACCGCATCGTCCGGGTTCAGCCTGACCACCTCGGCCACCGGCGTCACCCGGCTCGCCGGCACGTTCGTCTGCGCCGATGCCAGCAACGACGTGCCCGTGCTGTTCCCGATCGCCGCGACCACCGCCGGGCAGGTGTTCTACTACGACGCCCTGCAGATCGAGTGGGGCGTCGCCGTCCCGGGCGCCTACACGACCAGCGGCCCGACGGTCTACCAGCCGTTCATCGGCTTTGTGGAGCGGTGGCCGACGACCTGGGATCACCAGGGCCTGTACGGCTACGTCGAACTCGGCTGCACCGATGCGCTCGGCGCGTTCGGCCAGACGACATTCGTTGATCCGGTCTATCACGCGACCCTCGATTTCGGCCCGGCTGCGCTCTATCCGCTGCTCGAGGCGTCAGGCTCGACCTCGGCCGGGAATGTGGCCGTGCCGAACGTGCAGCCGCCGCTGACGCTCACCAACCTGCCGGGCGGCCTGACCGGCAAGGTGGCGGCGTTCGGCGCCGACGACGGCCCGGTCGGGGTGGGCGAGCAAACGCTGCAGCTGACCAACAACACGGCGACGCCGACCGTGGGTCAATACCTCACGTCAGGCACCCTCAGCACCAAGGCCGGCGGAACGTCCGGCCTCACGCTGCTGTGCTGGTTCAAGGTGCCGAGCGCACCGTCGAACGTGGCGACCATCTGCGCCGCGTACAACGGGGTCGGCGACTACATCTCGATGGCGGTGGGCGCCGACGGCGGCTGGCGGAT